ACAAGAGATGGTTGATTATAATGTTTGTTACCCAATACATCTTGTATTGTGTAGTTCATACCTTTAATCTCTACTACGGGTTCAGTAGCATCTTGTATAAATTTTTGGTATAAAATTACTCCATCTGCTGGGGAATAGAAATGTTTATAGTCTATGTAATTGGGACGCATGGGATCCCTAAAAAAGAAAGTATTAGATAACTCTCCTACAGGTACATTTGACCATTTTTCAACCTCGGTTTCTAACCAATCTTCTAAATATTGGGCCATTAGAGTAAAGATTTATTGTAGTCAACATAATTGAGGTGCATTACCATACAACTCAACATAGCACCCGATTTCATGTATTCTGAAAGATTAAAAAAGACAGGTTCGAGACCTTCATTAAAACAAATTTTTTCCATTGTTTCAATTTTAGCTTTTTCCGCTTCATAATTTTCATCTGCTCTAGTCATTTCTGAGATGTTAGAGGCACATAAAATCATGTTACCTAGTCTAACAGAGTTAGTTAAACCATTGAAAGCATCGTCAACACTTATGTCTATTATCTCAGTATATTGTGATAACTGCGCTAATTCTTCTTCATCGAACATTTCCGTGCAAACTAATGTTTTTTCTTTAGTTAACGGGAAAATAGAACAATCTAAGTGATACAAATAATCATCAACCATTTCAAGCTTAATGATATTCATGTTAAATGTTTCTTCCATCCACTCATAAGCCTCATATTGGCTACGAATTCCATATCCACCTACGTAAACATTATCATAAAGATATTTCAAATCAGCTTCTCCTTCCCACTTAAAGGGACAAATAGTAGTTTCATATCCCATCAAATCAAAAAACGGCTTACCTGCTTTTTCTTCACCTTGTCTTGGTTCTGAGGTAAAATTTGAAAGGATAATTTGGTTTGAGTCTTTTATATGAGGTAAGTAAATACCTAAATTAGCTACATATACTTGATCTTGAAAATTACCGTAAGAAGGAAGTAAGTAAGCTAAAGAGTTACCTGCTATAAATTCGTAAAGGTCTAGAAATTGTTTATAAGCTGTTCCTTTATTTATTTTTAACTCTTCAGGAGTCATTTCTTGCATCCAAATATTGTTTGGATTATTTGTATCTATAGTAAAAGGAAAATTTAAAACGTATGAGGGTATAGGTAACTGTGATGGGGTTTCTTTCATCATTTTTATTTTACTATAAATATATAGTAACTAGTAGAGACATAAAAAGCCCCGCCGAAGCGGGGCTTTTCTTTAGCTTATGTTAAAATCTAAATTAGAGGGTGTTTAAACCGTTAACGTAGATCTTAGCGTAGTATTCAGGTCTTAACATCTTCTTAGCGTAGCGAGTCAAGAGACCTTTTCTTGGTGTAAAGGTATCAGGATCGTACACTAGTGGTGTCATGATCAATGGAATGTAAGGAGCAAATGTAGCACCTGTTTCCAAGAATTGTGAACCCTTGAATCCTAAGAGAATTGCATTCTCAGTCATGTATGGGTTCTTATAAACCTGGTACTTCTGGTTTAAGTTACCAACCTTCTGGATACCGAACGCGTAGTTCATAGTATCAGCGTCAGCACCATCAGCAGCAGCAAATCCTGGGATTGACTCAAGAATTGTACCGATTGTTGGTGAGCAGACTAAGAAGTTAGCACCTCCTCTTAAGGTTAACTGGTGAATCGTGTTAGATACCTTGTTAATTTTAGTACCGAGGGTTTGGAACCACTGACCTTGTGTATTGTAGAATGGAGTAGTGTTATTTGTAGAAACACCACCAGTAGCTGTAGCAGTAGTATTGTTTTCTACTGACCAGTACTCAGTTGTAAGAGCATTTTCTAACAACATACCAAGGATCTCTAAGTCGATCTCAAGAGCGATGTACTCACTCATGATGCTTGTCAATTCAGCCTCAGCATCTAAGCTGTGGTAAGCGTTCAAGTCTTGGGCAAACTCAGGAGTCCATACAGCCTTAAGCTTTTTAGTTTTAGCAACAATAGCTTCTGACTTAAGCTTAACGTTAATTTCAGGAATATCGATTGGGTTATTTTCACCATTAAGGTTAGTATTACCATCCTCGAAATCACCTCTTAATTGAGCAGTTGGCTGTTGTACGTAAACAATATTAATATTATTAATGGAGTCCCCATCTAATGTTTCGTCACCCTCACAGAACAATACGAAATTGTCACCAGTTTGAGTGTTGTAAGCAGGAACAACGCTTGTTGCATCTAAAGTAGCAGCACCTGTTGACTTTTCAACTACGAATCCTCTAACACCTTCAAAATCAGGGTTATTAAATGAAGCAGTTGGGACAGTAATTTTGTAGACTTTATCTGCAGCAATAGAAGCAGAGAGGTCTGAATCATATCCAACATCAACCCAATCAGCTGAAGCAGATGTGTATCCAGCGTCTGCAAAAGCGGAGGCTGTTACGTTAGTGGAGTAAGTCCACTTACCAGCACCGTATAAACCATTAGTTGGGGCAGTAGTAGTGTCAGTAACACCATACATAGAAGAGGCACCAAATACATCGGATCCAGTAGCGAATTTACCACCTTGACCTTCGATAGCACCTCCACCACCATATTGGAAGTCGAGGAAGAATACGAGACCAGAAGGTAAGCTCATTGGTTGAACACTAACGAAATCCTTCGCAGCAATTTGACCAAATACCTTTCTTACGAGAGGTAAAGCAATACCAGCCCACTGTTCACCTTGACCACCTGTAAATTGAGCACCGGCAATACCAGCACCTGTTTGTGAGGACTCAACAACGAGTTGCTTGGCTTGGTTTTCGAGGATAAGAGACATGTTATTTCTCTCAACTTCGTTACCCATACCTTCAAGCAATCCTGTCTTTTCCCACTTGTTGGCTAATCTAGCGGCGTCGCTCTGTACGACTTTCCACTGGTTAGCGCTCTCTAAAAGAGAATTTAAGTTTGACATTTTTGTTTTGTTTTAAAGTTTAAAATTAATTAATACCTGCTAATTTTTTAAAGCGAGACACCATAGCATCTTCTTCAACAACTTGTTCGGTTAAAGGACGCTTAGGAGCAACACCCGCAGGTTTTGAAGCAAAGCCCATTGACTCTTTAATAGAAGACTTAGTTTTCTTATTAACTAAATTTTCATTTAACGATTCAAATATAACTTTTGCTTCGTTGACTGTTTCGGCTTTATCAAAAGCCTTTAAAACCTTAATTTTTTGATTTTCAGTCAAATTCTTGGATCTGAAAATCTTGTTTGTGTAAAGGAGTTTAGAATTTAAAAGGTTAACCTCGTTTAACTCAGATTGAAGATGTTTAATAACAGCTTTAGCTTCTTTAAGCTCTTTGCCTTCTCCATAGATATAATTACCATCAAAGTCTACTCCAAGTATTTTTTCAGTTGGTTTTTTAGGTTTTGGAGCTTCTTTTTTCTTCTTTTTTAAGAAGTCAAGCATTCCTTCACCTACTGGGTCTTTGCCTTCTTCAAGGTCGATGTCATCTACTTCAATATCTACATCAGCATCTCCTTCCATACCATCATCCGTGTCTTCCATTTCGTCTTCTTCAGACTCATCTGCGTTTGGACCAGGAACAAGCTCACCGTCTTCGATCATTTTTTCAATTACATCTTCAATGAAACCTTGTAATTCATCTTCTGACATGTTTTCAAGGTCGATTTCCATGTCGTCGCCTTCAGCATCATCTCCTTCAGCTTCTTCAGCTTCTTCCATGTAATCGTCACTACCTTCTTCAAGCTCATCTTCTTCAAGTTGAGCATAATCAGGTTTTTGCTTAAGAAAACTTTTAGGTTGAGCACCCGGATCGATGTTTCCACCGTACTCTTCGAGCTCATCCTCTTCTAACTCCAACTCAGCTAAAATTTCTTCAAGATCAAGATCTTCTTCAAGTTCTTCTTCTTGAAGCTCTTCAGCCTCGTTTGTTTTCTCTTTACCTTCTTTTTCCATTTCTTTTGCTTCTTCCATTTGTTTTTCTTTATTTACCTTATCGGCTTCGGATAATTCATCCTCTTCATCAAGTTGGGTAATTTTTTCAGAAAGCATAGATTGGAGTTGTGGGGTAAAGGTTTCTTCTAAAGCAGCTTTTGCATTGGCAATAGCAACTTCTTTAACAGCTTTTGCATCAGCAATAGCTTCTCTTAACAAATCTCTGTTTGCCATTATTCCTAAATTATTTTGATTGGGAAAATACGCTTATTCTGTAAAAGCGTAATAGTAATTAGTAAAAATTAAGTATCGTATAAAAGGACGACACATTCGATTGTAAATATATGAAAAAAAAGAAAGGTGCGATTTCTCGCACCTTTTTCTTTTAAACCTTTTTAATTTATATAATCGGACATTGTCCGTTGTTGCATAAAATTTCTGTTACAATTTTATTGGTTTGCTCATATTTGTTGGATTTTAGAGAAGCATCTAATCCTTCTTTTATAGGGGATACATAAGCCCCTGGGGTGGAAGGTGTTGATACAAAATCCCAACATAGTAACTCAAAATCATCCTGCACCTCTTGGGTTTCCCCTAGCTGTTTTAAGCTACCCATTCCACGAGAAGAAACACCTACTGTGATACCATTTTTAAATAACTCAGTTAATATATTACCTGAAGGAGTGGGGAGTATTTCTATTACTCCCACAACATCGTTTCCCTCCCAACGTATTTCTTTTATATTGTGGGAAACATTTTTTAAGTTTATAACTTGAGAATCAGGATGGTCTAATTCTCCTAAAGCTCTTTTTTCCGCTATAGGTCCCTCTACATACTTTTCAACTTCTCTTTCTAAAACTTCTCTAGGGTAAAATCTACCATTACCATTTTTAACTTCGGCAGTTTGAAGTCTTCCCTCCACAAGCAAATTACCATTTTCGGTTTTAACCGCTTCGGTAATTGCTTGGGGGGATAACTTAAAAAGTTGAGTATCTATGAGAGTTTGTCTCATTTATTGTTGTTGTAGTTAGCTTCGGCTTGTGCGTAATACTTTTCGTAAAGAGCAATTTCTTTTTGTAACTCTGCTTTTTTACCTTCATCAATAAATTCTTGTAGATTGGTATCTTCGTTAATGGAGTTAAGAGTTTCTTCCATTTTTCTTTTCATGCCACCATACATTTCCATAGCTACTTTAGCTTTAGCTATTTCACCTACTTTTTCGACTTCTTTAACTACGTCTTGGAATTTTTTCTTGCCTTCTTTTTTAGGCTCCATCTCCTCTTTTTTCATTACTTTTTCCTCTTTAGCAGGCTCTTTTTCTTCTTTTTCCATTTCCTTAGCTTCTTTAGTTTCTTTTTTATTTTTTTCTTCAGCTAAAAAAGCAGCAAACTTATCTTCGTAAGTTTCGGTTTTACGTTCTGCAAATGGGTTACCAATAGATGGGATTCCAGCTACAGCCTCTTCAAGTAATTCTTTGAGTTGTGTTGATTTGTTCATTTTATTTTCTTTTAGGTCTCCGTAGCCGGAGGATTTATGTTTTCCAGTTGGTTCAGTTTGGGGTTTTTGTTCTGTGTAACCTAAATCCTTAATACCAAATGCTGCATTTTTCATATAGTATAAAGGGTCTTTGGCTAAATTTTTAGCTACAACATCTTTAGCTTTTAATAAAGCCTCAGAAGGATTATCTGCTAGCAATTCAGCATTTTCTTCCATTTCAAATTTTAAACCATTAAGGTATTGATCGAAAATTTGATTATTAGTATTTTTAGGATCTTTATAATCATAACCAGCAGTTTCTGCTTGGTTTACTTCTTTAGTAGTTTTTGTTTCGGTTGCCTTAACTTCTTCATTTACAAACTTATCAAAAGTAGTAAAAGGATTTAGTTTAGAGGAGGGTATCAATGGGAAAATATTTTCACTAATTATACTACGCTGTTTAAGTAGATTAGATGCTTGTTTAAACCCAGCAGCATTAGGAACAATATTAGGAAACAAACGCTTTGCCTCTTTTAAAAACACACCTTTGTGTCCTTTTCCCTCTTTAATTAAATTATATTGTTCTTGGAGTGTTTTCATGGTAATACATATTCATTTTTTGTACAAATCAACATAATCAAATCCTTTAGATTTTTTTCTAAGTGCTTTTTGATTAACAGGTTTATATCCTAATGCTTTAGTATAGTAATTGGATGCTTTACCAAAAGCATATTTAGTTAAGTACCCACCAGCTGCCCCTGATGTGCTGATTTCTTTAACTGTAGATTTTATCATAGAATATTGATCAGGATAATTGTTCCTAAAAAATGTTCTAAAATCATTAAAAGTTGTAGCTATATTTTTAGCTTGTTGTTGAAACTCAGCATCATCCCTTAATTCTTTTTTACGAGTTAGAGATTTAGCAGTTGATTTTGCTTGACTTAAATCTTTAAATAGTTCTATAAAACTAGGAAGGGGGATAACTTTATGAGTAATACCCCCACCTTCTCCCCTTTCAGAAGGATCATCGGCTTTATAATAAGTATCTAAATCGGCTGAAAAAAAATCATCTGGGCTAGTAGGACCGTATTTGTCCTCAATTTTTTTAAGGAAATTAGGACTTAAATCTTTAGGTTTAATGGTTTCAGCCATTAGTTACTTTAGATAATTCTTCAGTTAGTTCATAATACTGGAGAAGGTTAATTAAGTCGTCGTTATTAACTTTGGTATTTTTGTCTATTTCTTTTAATAGCTTAATTACTTCTACCAATTTAATTTTAGTAACTTTATCACTAACACTTTTAGCATAATCCTTAAGAGAAATTTTTAATTCATTTATCTTAGTATTATAAATTTCTTTTAAACGAGGTGTATTATCAATTGAATTAATAAACTCTTTAAGTACTTCTTTTTGGCCTGGGTTAAGATTAGAATACTTGCCATTAAATTTTTCAAGCATTACTTTATAAGTAAGTATTCTTAAATCTTTATCATACCTAGCAAATTCTTCGATTAAATTTTGTTTAACCCTCTTTTGATTTACGGGAGATTGTGTTAAATATTCTAAAATAGAAACTTTGTTATTAATAATTTCTTCAGTTTCAGATAATTTATCTGAGTTGTATATTTCTATTAGTTTATAAAAAGAAGCATATGCTTTATATCCTACTACTTGGTGCCTAAAGAACTCTTCTAATTTATAACAATTTTTTATCTCATTAATAAGATTATACTTTTCCCTTCTTAAAACATTTCTGTTAAGTTTACGAGTAGCCTCTAAAATAGTATTTAAGGTAATGTCTGCTTTACTTTTACTTAAATCTTTATTTTTAAACAAAGTTTCATAAAGTTTATATTCTTTTCCCAATTCGGTTTTAGTAAAAGATTTTTTTAAAATGTTTAAAGCAGGAGAGTCAGTACCTGAAAGAGTGTCTGCTGTGATTTGTCTTACCAACAATTCAAACAGTAGCCCAGTATTTTTATACTTGGAATGTTTAATTTTCATTTCAGGGTTTTTAATAAATATATGGGGGTTTTAACTCCTTAATTGTTTTTCATCTAATAGTGCGTCATCTTGTTCGTATACTAATTGTTTACGATTAACAGGCATTTTAGATAACATATCTTTATTTTGTAAATATATTGTTTTAGCTTCTAATGCTAATGGAGAACCCCCTTTATATGAAGGTTTTATAGAATCAGATTCATTTTCTTTACCTTTCATTCTATCAACTCCTAATCTATCTTTACCAAAAGCATTATCTTGAGTATTAATGTCAGAAACTTTTTCTTTAGGACGACCTAATTCAGGATCATTTTCATTATACCCCTCAGGGACTTCGTCATCTCCATAATATCTACCTTTACCATATAACGAAGCTAAATCATGTGGGGTTCCATATGATTGTCCTGTTTCTACAGGATCATTTCCTTCTGCTTCTATTTGAGTTAGGCGGAAAGCACGTTTAGCATCTTCTCTAGATAAATCTCTAAATTCGTTATACTGGTCTTCACTCATGTGAAATAAGTGGTCGTATATGAAATCTGAGGGGAATAATTTGGTTTCCATCATTTGAGATGCTAAGTCCATTTTTTCTTTCATTAAAGCTACTCTTTCTTGGTCATATATAATTGATGGAGTAGTTAAACTAAGTTCAAAATTAACTAAATCGTCACCATCATAACCTTTAGTATAAAGGTGAACAATGGCAATTTTAGTTAACTCCGAAAGAATTATTCTTTGAATACGTTCTACTGTGCGGGCAAATCTAATGTCCTCAGCAGCTAATGTGGCTTTACCATCAGTGTTTTCATCATATCCTAAAAAGGCTTTAGGTACTTTAAGAGCAGCAAATAATTTATCTCTTAAATATTCAACATCTGTGATACCATCATATTGTAACCCAGGAGTAGTTTCTATTTTAGTGGAAGCATCATTACCTCTTACGGGAATATAAAAATCTTCAAGCATATTTTGCATATTATACTTAAGATTATAATCTCCTGTGTTTTGGTCAATGTAAGGGGTGCGCTTCATCTTAGAGATGGTCTTTTGCATAAAGTTTTCTATCTCAGCAGGTGGAATAGCTCCTACATTTACATAAAAAATACGTTTTTCAGGAGCACGTACAATTCTATGTACTAACATAGCATCCTCCATCAAAGTATATTGTTTAAATAATTTGCGAGCGGGTTCTATATAACTTCTACCATAAGGTAAATAATTTACGTCTGAGAGTAATCTAAAATGGGCAATCTCGTAGTTGTCAAAATAAATAGCTTTACCTCCATTTACTCCTTTTCCACCGCTTGATTGTAGTCCTCCAAAATATCCACCATACTCTCCTCCACCACTTAAACCATCAGGGTCAAATCTAAATTTAACCTCCATTTGAGTCATATCCTTATCGTTTATTTTTTCTTCTCTTACAATATTGTAAGCGGTATAAGGAATTACATTGTACACACCAAATTTTTCTGCAATCTCAAGTTTTAGAAAAAAATCACCGTATTTACACATTTGACGAATCCACATCCATAAATTAAATTCTATGTTTAGAATATCATAAAATAAATTATAAAGGGTTTTCTGGAGGTTTTCGTCAGAAGATTTAATTTGAAGAACTTCACCCATGCTATTTTTAAGGGTAGATTCATCTGAAAGTATATCTAATGCTGAGGCTATTATAGCATCGGTATCCATTGCTTCATAATCTGAGTAGAGTTGGGTTCTTAGGGTTTGGTAATTTAACGCCGGATTATACACTGGCATTTGATTAGTAGTATACAATCTATTGTACCTATCAATCATTGAATTAGTTTCTATTTTGCCAGTTTGTTGGTATTGGCTAAAATCTAAAACTTTAAGTTTACTGCCCCCAGTATTTTTAATGACTACATCCGTAGAAAATAATCTTTTTAATCTTGTAAATACGCTTGTATCAGCCATAGTATATTAATATATGAATAAATATTATAAAAGCCAACTAAAATTTTCAGTTCCCCCCTTTCCATTATCCATATGGTAAGGGTTATCTTGGCCTGTGGAAAAATAAGCTCCTTGGTAGCCTACTGTGGTTTTATGGAATGATCCCAAGGCAGCTTTAGTAACATCTATTCCATGCTGTTTAAATTTTAAAGCAGTATCTCTTACATAAAGTCCTATACCAAAGCTCATAATTAAATCATCATTATACCCTTGTTGGGCTTCTGCTCTACCATATTTCCAAACAAAAGTTTTCATTTCTTCTAGTAAACGTTTTGATTGGATAGTAACTCCTTTATCAGAAACATATTCTTGAAACTTACCTATTACCATAGGACGAGTTCTTGATGACATAGTAAATCCAGCGGTCATATTTGAATTATTTTCATAATTTTGGAGATAAGAATCTACATTTACTATATCCGCTTTAGGGGAATAGTATAAGTTAGGATAATTTTTTTCTATAATAGTTTGAATAGTGCTCCACCCAATATTAGCATTTTCAACTATAAGTAAAGCATTATTATATTCAGTAGCTATTGCAGTTAATATATTACCAAAATCTTTAGTACCTACTTGTCCTTTATACTCCCCTACTTGGGTAGCATTTTCAATATCAAAAATATGAAATGCGGAATAATCCTTACCATCTCCTCTAGCAACATCAGCTGATATTAGGTAGGATCTAGTGTAATCTGCGGGTTCCCAAATCCATAAATTTTGGTCTACACCCCTTCTCTCAAGAGGATCTCTTAAAGTAGTTTTTTCTATAAATTCTAAATACTCGGGATAAAATACTATATCACCAGAAGTACTAAAATCACAATCACACTCTTGTGCAGCCATTCTAGGATCTCCTAGTAATTCGTCTTGTCTATCTCTCCATTCCTGGTTTCGTTCAGGGTGGACATACCAGGGTAATTTGATAGGTAAAAATTCATTTTCATTAGCCTCAGCTCGGGTCCAAGTTTGGTGAAACCAATTACCGGTACCATAAGGGGTAGATAATGCTATACACCCACCACCAGTAGCAAGTGTTTGTTGGGCTGAGGCCCATATTTCACCTATATTTTCAATAAAGGCTGCCTCATCAATTAATAGAAGAGAAACGGCTTCTGATCTACCTGCATCACTTGATGCTGAGGTGGCTTTAATTTGGGATCCGTTTTCTAATCGAAGTGTTAATTTGTTATTTTCTTCAAATCCCACCCGGAGCCACGAAGGTAAATTTTCATACATAAATTTAATCTTTGTAACCATATTTTTAGCAGTTTCTTGCTTTGTAGCAATGCAAAGGATATTTTTATCTTTATGGAAAATCATTAACCATAAAGAATATCCCGCAGTTAGTGTAGAAATACCTAACTGGCGGGATTTAAGTATGATTGAGTAAGGATTATCTTGGAATAATTTTAAAGTTTTTTCTTGAAAAGGATATAAATGAAAGTTAATTCTACCTCTTTGGGGGTGTTGAATCATACAATACTTTTTCATAAAGTGTACAGGATCTTGTGCACACTTTATATACTCCTGTTTTATTATTTGCTTTAAATCACTCAATTATTATTACTCAATAGTATGGGAGTCAAAGTACCTATTACTGTGGTTAGGATAGTTATAGTTTTAGTACTTCTTAGTGATTTAATTTTTTCATCTTTATTTTCTAAATCTAATTTTAAAAGAGCATTAGAATTTAGGTAAGTTTCATTAGATAAAAATAATGAATCAGTTACGTTTTGGTACTTAATTAATAAAATTGAATCTTGACTTACTATATTATTTAAGTCTACAATTTCTGCTTTTAAAGAATCCCTTTCTTGTTGGCAAAAGTCATATTCTGTGAGTTCAGTTGCTATTTGTCTAGCTTGGGAAGTAGGGATACAGATTAAATCAGTTTCCGTATCTCTTTGCGAAAAACTCGGTAAGCTCATTATGAGACATGCCATCAATAGAAGATATCTTTTCATTGTATTTTCTTTTAATCTTTTTTAATTCTTTACCTCTATTTTCAATAGTTGTATTTAAACTATCTACTTTACCTTGTGTAGTGGCTAATGTTGATTCTAAACCTTCTTTAGTGTTTTCAAGAGAAACTAGTTCTTCATTAAATTTACCTTTTTCTGTTTCTAAAAGATCATTAAAATGTAACTCAGCTTCAACCACAGCGTTATTAGCAAAATCTTGTACTAAATACCAAGTAATACCACCTCCTACTAACAAACCTAAAACCAACCCTACTATTACTAGTCCTGTTATATTATTCATGATTATACATATTAAAATTTAATAATTCCCATTATTTGTCTTATACGTTCTTCAGTAGAACCACTAATAGTATGCCAATTTCTACCACCCCCATATCTAAATATTAATTGTTGAATAGTATAATCAATATCTTTTCTATATTGCTCATCTGTTTCTCTAATACCATTATCTTCTACATCAATCCCTTCTGGTGAGATGTAGAATATATAATCATATTTACCTAAAAACCAGGAAGCATATGTTTGGAATCTATCTTCCCCTATAGGCTCAATTTTTTTAGCTAATTTAGTAAATGCTATTACATCAAGAATAGTTCTATCAGT